GTCCTCGCTTCTGCTCAGTCATCGTCTTGCTCCTTGACCTTCTCCTCGGGCAGCAGCAAATAACGCCGCAGCGCCTTATATAACTCCGGGCGCCCAGCCCTTAATACCTTCACATCCTTCCCAATTAAAACCTTCGCGTCTTCATTCAACATAAACCAATAGTTCGCCTTATTAATAACAAGCCCATCGGCAATTAACTTAAACGCGCTCGCATCATCCCTGGTCTCCACCGGCCGCGTGAACAAAAGCCACGCCGCGCCTTCGGTCTCGGCGACCATCCCATCATAGCCCCACCCCTCGCTCCGGGGTGGCCTGTTCCCTTCCCACTTCCTCATACCCAGCTCCCGCTTACCCGAGGCTCGACTCTACCCTCCCCTCCCCTTACCCCTTTCTTATAAAAAGGGGGTAGGGGGGAGAGGGTAAAGCCTCGCTTGCCTACCCTTTTACCCTTACCCTCTTACCCTTTTACCCTAGGGTAAAGATCATCTCCCGGTCTTCATATTCCACTGTGAGATGACCGTCGCGTCCTGCATCAGCCACCCGCCCTCGGTCTTAGTAATAGTCTCGCTATTTAATAAGAACCCAATTAACGCATTACCGCGCGACGGGGTTAGATCATTAGTCACCGTACGCTCCGGTCGGTCGTCGCCCAGGAGCATCTCCTTTAGAGCCTCGCGCTTTATATATGGCAGCTCGTCTTTTATTTCCGCCCCGCCAGCAAACCAACCCCGCTCCATCAACCTAATAAACTCAGCGTGCTTACTTACCCGCTCCCGGTCACGCCTGCCCTCGCCGCGCTCCTCCTCCTCCTCCGCCGCGCCTTCGACGACGACAGGGATGGCGGTGGTCACGGGCTGCCCCTCGTCGTCGTACCACCCGGGCACGTCGACCTGCTGGAGCTTGAAGTACACCGGATCCGTGAGCTCCGTGTCCTTGGACTTCTTCATCGTGATCTTCCCGGGCTTGTCGCGCCTGCCTGGGGTGATGCTGATCTCGATGTCCATGGCCGCCCGCCAGGCGCTGCTGCCCCGGGCCCGGTGCTGGGTCTCCTCGTTGTTCCCGGTGTGGTGATTGTTGATCACCAGGCAGCCGTAGAGCCGCTGCAGCCGGTCCATGGCGTCGATCATGGACTTGGCGTCCTGGGCGCTGTTCTCGTCGCCCCGCATGTGCCGGTTGAGCGTATCGATGGCGATCGCGCTCGGGGGCACGTCCGGGGTCGCGGCCTCGATCGAGCTCACGACCTGGTTCCAGCCCTCGGCGGTGTTGAGGTCGATGCCGTGGGTACTGATGAAGATCAGGCTCTCGCTGATCCGGTGGAAGGCCTTCCAGCCCCGGGAGCGTGCCCGCAGCCCGTAGTGCCCCTCGCCGGCCAGGTAGATCACGGGCCCGGTCGCGACCTTCCCGCCGTTCCACTCCTGCATCTCCGTGGCGATGTGCAGGAGCCAGTTCATCAGCACGAAGGTCTTCCCGCTCCCTGAGGGGCCGTGGATCATGCACAGCCCCTGCTCGGGCAGCCAGGGCTTGATCAGCCACTTCATGGGCGCGGGCTGGGCGTCGACGTCGTCGAGCCGGTTCAGGAAGTCGTTCTCCGGCTCCGGGTGGAGGATCGCCTCGGCCGCGACCGTGCCCCGGGCCATGTCCCCGGCGACGTCCCTGGCGGGCTCGTAGCGGGCCGCGCTCCGGGCTACCCGCCGGACCTCGGTCTCGGGCAGGGGTGGGTCGCAGCGGCGCTCGTTCATCACCAGCAGCGCCGAGAGGATCTCCTCCTCGCTGAAGCCGGCGTTGCGCATGGTGCCGCCTGCGCTGAGCAGGCCCTCGTTCCGGCCGCCCTGGAGGATCGTGTCCGGGGTGCGTTGCTGGGCCTCGGTGCGCCTGCCCTGGTAGGCGTCGAGCCAGCGCTGGGGCACGGGGAAGGGCCCGACGCCCTCGGCTGGGTCCGAGCTCCCCTCCCACTCGTAGGTGCGGCCGTCGATGACCGACGGGCTGACCACGAAATAGCGCCCGTCGCTGAGCAGGTCCACGCCCGTCGCCAGCTTGCAGGAGCGCATCTTGTCCGTGTACTGCCCGAGGTAGTGGTAGCCGCCCCCGGCGGTGAGCTGCATGGCCCCGTCCGGGTGTGGCCCGTTGGCCCCGACCCAGCCCTCCCAGCCTTCCTCTCCACCGTTCCTCGGGTCGACGTCGAAGACGCTCAGGTTAGAGCCCTTGCCCGCGGCGACGCCGATGTTGCAGTCGGGCTGCCTGCCCCACCACTTGTGGATCTGCTCCGGGTCCGTGGTCGCGTCATGGACCCCGTGCGCCGTGGCGGGGGTCTTTGAGTTGGGTTGCAGCGGCAGCACCGGCCAGCCCCAGCTGGCGTAGCGCAGGGCCGCCTCAAGCATTGCGTTCTGATTCATCCGGTTCCGCCCTCAGCTCTCCCTTGGTCCGCACCTGGATCTCATACTGCCGAGCCCGGGGCGGGAACTCTCCCCACTTGTAGATGACCTGCGGCCAGACCTTCAGGGCCTCCGCAAGCCGCTTCACCCCGCCGTACCAGCGGATCGCTTCCTCTGTCTTCAACGTGTTTTCTCCTCAGCATGACGTTGAGGGTTGACACCCTAAGCGAAATGGGCTTAGCCTTGCAAGCATCCCCAGCCGGCGCGGTGCCAACCGGGGCACAACGAGAGGAGCCAGCGATTGCAAATGTCCTACCGCTCCCCTAAGGTCTTACCTGTTTTGCCAGTAAAGGAGACGGTAAGATGTCAGGAAAAAGACCGGATGTTTCTAAAAGAAATAGAGCCAATTTTAGGCACGGGATGTGGGCCACAAGGACATACAACATTTGGAGGCATATCAAATATCGATGCGAAAGCCCGGCAAGCAAAGACTGGGACAACTATGGCGGCAGGGGCATCACCGTTTGTAAAGAATGGTCAGAGGATTTCGTGAATTTTTTGCAAGACATGGGCGAGGCCCCGGTAGGAATGCAGATCGATCGGATCGATAACAGTAAAGGTTATCAGAAAGACAACTGCAGATGGGCGACCCCAATCGAGCAAGGGAACAACCGGCGCACAAGCCGGCCCCTTACTTACAAGGGTGAGACCAAGCCCGTGAAGCAATGGGCCAAGGAGTTTGGCATTGAATGGAAGACTTTGGCCTACCGATTGAGGGCAGGATGGCCACCAGAGAAAGCCCTGAACACGCCCTCTTTGATTCCACGAAAAAAGGACGCGGAAAAATGAAACTCAAATCCACGAACGATGTCGCCGTTACAGGCGTCAAAATGTTGGTTTACGCCCAAGCCGGCGGGGGCAAGACCTCCCTCATTCCAACCCTGCCAAGCCCGGTGGTGCTTTCCGCCGAGGCTGGGCTTTTGTCTATCGCCGGATCAGGCGTCCCATATGTCGAAGTGAACAGCGTGGACGCCCTGAACGAGGTCTACCGCTGGCTGACTGAATCCCAGGAGGCGGCGCAGTTTGAGTCCGTCGCCCTGGACTCGATCTCGGAGATCGCGGAGGTGGTGCTCGCTAATGAGAAGGCCACGGCGAAGGATCCCCGTCAAGCCTACGGCGCCCTCCAGGACGTCATGGGGGCGGTGATCCGCAGCTTCCGGGACCTGCCGAACAAGCACGTCTACTTCACGGCGAAGCTTGAGAAGTCCCAGGACGAGATGGGCCGGATCCTGTATTCGCCCTCCATGCCCGGCGCCAAGCTCGGTCAGCAGCTGCCCTATTTCTTTGACCTGGTGCTCCCGCTCCGGGTTGAGAAGGACGCCGAGGGCAACACCGTGCGCTCCCTGCAATGCCACTCCGACGGCCTCTGGACCGCCAAGGATCGCTCTGGGCGCCTCGACGCCTGGGAGCCTGCGGACCTGGGCCACGTCATCAACAAGATCCGAGGAGGTGCGTGATGAGCTTCGACGATACCCGTCGCCCCGGGGGCGAGAGCGGCAATGGCCCGACCGTGACCGAGAAGGCCTGCGTCCACTGTGAGAAGACCAAGCCCGCTGAGGCGTTCAACCGGCACACCATTGCCAAGGACGGGCTCCAGTCCTGGTGCCGTGACTGCCAGAAGGAGAACTCAAGGAAGATCCGGGCAGAGCGTGAGGCGCAGGAGCTCGCCAAGGAGGAGCTCACCCGGCGCAATCGCTCCGCTGCCCAGAAGCGTCGCCGTGCGGAGGAGAAGGCCGCGGCATCGAAGGCCCCCAAGAAGGTCGTGCCCGTGATCCACACCAGTGCGTCCGACCCGGTGAACAGCCCGGAGCACTACAAGACCGGGGGCATCGAGTGCATCGACGCCATGATCCAGGTCTTCGGCGAGGACGCCGTGCGCACCTATGCCCGCATCAACGCCTTTAAGTACCAGTGGCGCCATCGGTACAAGGGCAAGCCCGAGGAGGACCTGGCGAAGGCCACCTGGTACACCCGCTTTGCTGACGGCGACGACCCGCGGAAGGAGGGGAGCCAATGATCCCGACCGATGAAGAGCTCCGCGCTGGCTATGCCGGCATGGCCATGCAGGCCCTGGTCGAGAAGGCCGACCTCGATGCCTGGTCCATGACCCCACGGGAGACGGCCTACCGCATCTCCCAGACCTCCTTTGAGATCGCCCGCATGATGGTGATCGTGCGGAAGGACACCGAGAAGGAGTTCGCCCGATGAACCTCGACGAGATGTGCTCCGCCTGGCTGCGTGCGAAGGAGGAGGAGGCCCTCGCCGTCGCCCGACGCCGTGGCCTTGAGGATGAGATCCACGAGCTCCTGAAGGCCGCCCACGACAACCTCGGGAAGACCGGGGCCGATACGGGGCGGCATAAGATCCGCGTGACCGAGCGCATGAACCGTAAGGTCGACGTTGACCTGCTCCAGGAGATTGCCGCCGAGCATGGCCTGGAGGATCACCTGGGTTCCCTGTTCCGGTGGAAGCCGGAGCTGAACGCTAAGGCCTGGCAGCAGGCCGATGACAGCATCACCCTGCCCCTCTCTGGGGCTATCACCACCAAACCTGGACGTCCGTCCTTTTCCATCGAGGAGCTTTAAAATGGCACAACTACCGCAATCCTTCAGCGCAGCAGAGCTGCCCCAGTCCGACCGCAACTATGACCCCATCCCTGAGGGCTGGTACGACGTCGAGATCAAGGGCGCCGAGCTCCGCACGACCAAGGCCGGCACCGGGCAGTACATCGCCGTGCGCTATGACGTCACGGGCCCGTCCCACGGCGGCCGGGTGGTCTACGGCAACCTGAACGTCAGCAACCCCAACCCCAAGGCGGAGGAGATCGGCCGCCAGCAGATGGGCGAGCTCATGCGGGCCATCGGCCTGCCCGTGCTCCAGGACACTGACCAGCTGGTCGGTGGCCGCCTGAGCATCAAGGTCTCGATCCGCAAGTCCGAGCAGTATGGGGACAGCAACGACGTGAAGGGCTTCAAGGCCGTCTCCGGCGGAGCCGCCGCGCCTTCCGCCCCGCCTCCCCCGGCAGCAGCTGCACCCCAGCCCGCTGCCGCACCTCAACCCGCGGCAGGCAGCGCCCCGCCCTGGGCCCAGCGGGCATGAAGATCCCGCCCCCTCAACACACCATCGCAGCGCTCGTGGACAAGCACCACGAGTCGCTGCAGGAGCGGCCCCGGCCGCATCTGGGGGCGTCTCAGCTCGGGCATCACTGTGAACGCTGGCTTTGGCTCAACTTCCGTTGGGCCATCGCCGAGCGCTTCCCAGGGCGCATGCTCCGGCTGTTCCGCCGCGGCCAGATGGAGGAGGACACGATCATCGCCGACCTGGAGGCCATCGGGATCGAGTTTGAGTCGACCCAGGCCCGGGTGAAGTTCGGCGCCCACGTCTCCGGCTCTGCCGACGGCGTGATCCGCTGCGGCGTG